CTTGAGCGTATGATCAAACTTTCAGGACGCAGTGGCGTAATGGGAATGAACACCAACGTTATTGTTGCTGAGAGTGTTGAAGTTGTTGAAGACGAAGTCAGCGAAGAAGCATTTATTGCTAAAGAAGCAGACGAAGATGACGAAGACGACGAAGAAGAAGTTGATGAGTCATTTGAAACTGTAGAAGAAGAAACTGTAGAAGAAGACACAGTTGAAGTTCCAGTAAGTGCGCTACAAGAACTAATGAAACTTGCAGGCTACGAAGAGTACAAAATTGATGAGTATGCTAACGAGCCAGAAGAAGATTATATGAGTGCCGAATACCAGATGGATCTAGGCGGTGGACTAAATGGTCCTAAGAAAGCATATGCTGCAGCCGCTGGTGGTGACAACCCAATGGACCAAGAGGCAACTGAAATCGAAGAAGACAACAAGTTAACTTTTGAAGGCATGTACAAGCGTTACATGAATCAGGTTGTTGAAGAAACACTAGAAGAAAAAGAATAAAAAACAATAGGCACTGTTTTTTGCAGTGCCTATTTTTCTGACTAAATATTTGTATGTACATCAGAGACGAATACACACAAGTGTTTCGAGAATGTATCCTAGAGACGCAACACCAGACAGGCTATGAGTTGCCTGAAGATTTGCAAGCATATATTGCTATATTGCTTGGAAGTTTTGTTGACCGTCCTCACTTTCTACCCAAAGACAGTTTTGCACAAGCATACATGACACTAAAGGATCCAAAACATTTGAGCGCAAAAGAACTAGCAGATGTGTGTTTGTTTGTTGTGGGTGTGTTTCCAAACATGGGCAGGCGCTATGGACTAGAAAGTAATTATTATACAAGCATTGGGGTAAGCAGTTATGATATTGCTGCACAAGGACTTAACCGTACACTGTTTGAGCAGTTGCGCGATAGATTTGATATTGCTAGTGAAGTTATCAAACTAACCACTACACCACCAAAGCCAAGCATACAGATAGGAATATAATGAGCAAAAACTTAGACGGAGTATTGGTAAAACAAGCCAATCGCAGGCAAACTTTTACACACAATGAAATCAAAGAGTTTGCGTCAAGTGCAGATCCTGATACTGGCCCTGGATATTTTCTCGAAAATTATTTCTACATACAGCACCCTGTAAGAGGTAGACTGTTATACAAGCCATATGATTTTCAAAACGAATTAATAGATGTGTATCACAACAACAGATTCAGCATCAACTTGCTGGGTAGACAAATGGGCAAGACCACAACAGCCGCTGGATATCTGCTGTGGTATGCAATGTTCAAACCCGACAGTACCATACTGATTGCAGCACACAAGTTTGCTGGTGCGCAAGAGATCATGCAACGCATACGTTATGCATATGAACTGTGTCCTGATCACATCAGAGCAGGAGTGGTAAGTTACAACAAAGGCAGCATAGACTTTGAAAATGGGTCACGCATTGTAAGCACAACAACCACAGAAACAACTGGACGTGGCATGAGTATTACATTACTGTACTGTGATGAGTTTGCATTTGTGCGCAACACAATTGCCCGTGAGTTTTGGACATCAATCAGTCCTACACTAGCAACAGGTGGTAAGGCCATAATCACAAGCACACCAAACAGCGACGATGACCAGTTCTGGATGATTTGGAAAGCAGCAAACAAAACCATGGATGAACATGGCAATGAAACTGAACGTGGTGTAAATGGATTCAAAGCATATATGGCAAAATGGAATAGACATCCAGAACGTGACGAAGTGTGGGCTGAGCAAGAACGTCACAGTGTTGGCGAAGATCGTTTCATGCGTGAACACGAATGTGAACCTATCATTTGGGAAGAAACACTCATAAACAGCATGTATCTTGCTAGTATGGAAGGCATAGAACCAGTACAAAAACAAGGCACAGTGCGTTGGTATAAAAAACCTAATGCAAACAGCACATACATAGTTGCACTAGATCCAAGTTTGGGCACTGGTGGCGATCCTGCAGCCATACAAGTATTTGAAGCACCCAGCATGGAACAAGTTGCTGAATGGCGACACAACAAGACACCCATACCGCAACAGATACAAATTCTCAAAGCCATTTGTGAATACATTGCAGAAGAAACAAGAGTGAACAGCACCAACATTTACTACAGTGTAGAAAACAACACCATTGGCGAAGCAGCACTGATCAGTATTGCAGATATAGGTGAAGAAAATATACCAGGTATTTTTCTCAGTGAACCAAAACGTGCAGGCAATGTGAGAGCATTCCGCAAAGGTTTTAACACCACAAACAGAGTAAAACTCAGCAGTTGTGCAAAACTTAAAACACTTATAGAGTCAAGTAAGATGCACATACGCAGTAAACCGTTGATAAGCGAGCTCAAGACTTTTATTGCTGCAGGCGGCAGTTATGCTGCCAAGCAAGGAGAAACAGATGACCTTGTGATGAGCACAATACTGGTATTGCGCATTGCAAATGAACTTAAAAACTATGTGCCAGAACTTGACAACAGTTTGCGTGATGGCAGTGAAGACTATGATCAACCCATGCCCTTCATAATGTTATAAGAGCATAAATACTTTATCATGAGCCAGATAAGCAAAGAAATATTTGACAAAATTCGAACACGTTTCAGCAACGTTCAATTGGGCGATAGTGAAGGCAAAACCACACTAGACAGTGATCAGGCTGTATTTTTTGAGTTTGATTACAAAGATCGCGGAAGCATTGTTATGAATTTGCAAGATGATTTGATAAAGATATACTTCAACAATGATATGATCAGTGAAATGGACAGCGAGCAAAGTGACAATTGGTATTCTTGGTTACGCAACATGCGCCAATATGCACACAAAAACATGTTGAACTTCGAAGTCAAAAACATTGACAAGCAGAGATTAGATCGCAAAGACTTTGAATATTTGGTAAAGAATAGCGGACAACAGGAAGAACTTACCATGGAAAGTAAAATGTACGGTAGCAAGAAAAAGAGCTATCAAGATCTAAACGGAGCACGAATGGTCGTAAAACATGCTCGCACAGTGGACGAAGAGAAGCGTGGTGCAAGAAGCAGAAACATTAGTGCAGTATATATTGAAAACAAAGACGGCGAACGCTTTAAATTTCCTAACACATACTTGCCTGCAGCAAGAGCAATGACACGTCACATCAGCAATGAGGGATATCCAAACGATGAACGTGGCAAACACATTCTTGACATCATGGCAGAAATGATGGACCTACGCAAGTTCAGCCGCAGAACCAAGCGTCAAGAGTACACCGAAGAGGCTCGTGAAATTATCGGTGATGCCACTGACAGATATTATGGCTTAAAAGACACACTAGAGTCAATGAAAAAGCAAACAGGTTACGAACAGTACTTCGAAAACTGGTCACCAGATCAAATTGAAGTGGATGAGAATGATTTAGAAGATCTTAAAATTAAACTCACACGTGAAATGTTTGATGACGAACTAAGTGACACACTTACCAATGTAGGAAAGGCAGTTGCAATGGGTAAAATTAAACGCGAAGAAGAAGAAAACCGTATGGGCAGTGAAGCAGCCAATTTGAAAACATTTGCTGCCAGCAGTGATCCTATTATGATGCATCCAAATACAGAAGGTGATGCAGAACTACGCAACTATCAAATGTTTATAAAAAACAGCAACATGCCAGTTGAAAAGCGCAACCTTGCAATGGTACAACGTATTATGATGGAACTGTCAAATCGCATGGTAGATGATGCACTAGCAAGTGCTATTGGTAGACTAGACATGGATAACAGCAGCGATGCTGCAACAGCATTTGCCATGGCTAAAAAGTATCTAAAAGGCGAAACACAAACCCAAATGCCAAAAGCCAAAAAAGATCTCTTTGGCAAAGACAAACCAGTTGAAAGTTGGGATGACTTTGAACGTGCAGTTGAATCAACTGTAGACGAGTCTGTGGTACAGGAAGGCACATGGAGTTTGCCAGAAAATGAAGCAGAAGCAATGAAACTTGCAGCAATGATGGGTGAGCCTATTGCACTTGGTGATGGTGGCAATAATGCTGCAGATGCACTGGGCGGACTAATAGGTGATGATGAATTGTTTGATGACCTAGGTGTTGCAGGTGACAAAGATCCAGAAGGTGATGCTCGTGGCATTATTATTGGTTGGATGATGGAACATGTTGATGATTACGGCGCAACGTATAAAGAAACAATGCAAATGGCATTGGACAAGATCCGTGCAGATGGTAATGACAGTGGTATTACTATTCCAAGAACATTTGGTGCGCAACAGGACCGCGCTTACAACACAAGTAGTACACAGGGCATGCGTATGGGCAGCAATGTAGACGACATGAAGGAAGACACAGTGTCTGAAGACCGTGAAGTAATGGTTAAAGTAACAAATATTGAATATGATGGACCAACACTTGATAAACTTCCAACAGATAAAACTGTAAAAGTAATGGTGCCTGCTGGTGCCGATGATGAAGAGGTATATGATATGGTTGCAGATAAACTTGAAGATCAACATGGTACTAAAGTAAGTGGCTTTGATATGAAGTTTGGCGAAAGCATTGAAGAAAGCATGTGTTCACTAAAGTGTAAGTATTGCAGTGATATGCTAGGACACCCTACTACAGATTGTGAGTATGACAGTATGGATCCAAAAGGCGACAATTGGTACATGGTAGACATTGACAGAGATGGTGATGCAGATGTTGCTATTAGTAAAACATCAATGCGTCACGATCACGGGCATCATGCAGCAATGCACGACGATGTCCAAGAAGGCAAGATGAGCGATCTACACCAGCACATTGGTGAAATGATTGCAGACGGCGCTAGTAATGAAGAAATTAAAAAGATGCATCCAATGGTAAAAGACAGCGATATTGATAGTATCCGCAGAGAAATGGACGAGTCAGTTGTACAAACAGATGAAGCATCAGACATGATTGCAAAGATGAAGGCAATGGCAGGCGTAGGGTCAAATGTTAAATCAAACCATGGCATCCGTGAAGGCGAAGCAGGCTATCAAATCACACCACGCAGTATTGTTGCACGTGAAATGCGCAAACTGCAAGACATAGCAAACAAATAAACAGTTCAAAGGGAAGAAAACAGGGTCTACGGACCCTGTTTTTTTGACACACATGCATGAATGTGTTATAATACATTATGAATTTTCAAGATATATTTTGCAGCAGTCCATGGATACACATGAGGATTACCAATCAAGGTAATCTTGTTTTCTGCAGAGCTGCAGGATCAACCACACAAACCGATTATAATATCAGCAACACTGACATTGTAGAATATTTTCAAAATCATATGAGTGAATTTAGACAACAATTGTTGCTAGGACAACCGCTCAAACAGTGTCATAGATGTTATCAAATGGATAAACACGGAAAAGTTAGTCTTAGAAAAAAACAACTTGCTAAGGTTGGAGTCGTTCCACAGCACTTTGAGAAAACACTAGTAAGCAGTCCTTTTGCAGATGAATTTGACTATAGTTTACATAACAAAGGACACACAACACTTTTGCCTGTTGATTGGCAAATTGATCTAGGAAACTATTGCAACAGTGCTTGTATTTTTTGTACACCTTATGATAGTTCGAGACTTGCTAAAGAGTTATACAATCTTGGATTTATAACTGAGCAGCCAGCAAAAAGTTGGACCAGCGATCCAGAGCTTGTTGACAAATTTATACAGGTGTTGGAATCTGTGCCATCTTTGGAATATCTACATTTCATTGGCGGTGAGCCCACAATCAATCCAGCCTTTAAACGCATATTGGATAGACTACACGCAATTGGCAAGACAGAACCTATTGTGGGTTTTACAACCAATCTTACTGTGTATGATGATGCTTTAATAAGCAAACTTGCTAAATTCAAAAATGTACACGTTGGTATAAGCATCGAAACATTACACAGAGTAAATGATTATTTGCGTTATCCAGTTGACACAAAGCAAGCAATACGCCAGTTAGATCGATGGATACAAACTGCATCTCAATACAATTGGAGTTTACAGATAAGAACAACTCCTACGCTTTTTAGTATCAATTATTTAGATGAGTTATACGAGTATGCTTACCAAAATAATGTAACCATAGAGGCCTGTAATTTTATAGAAGACCCAGCATTTATGCGTCCAAGTGTGTTGCCAAAATCATATAGACTTGAAGCAGCACAAAAATTACAAAATTGGATCAATATGTACAATGACGATATCCAAGATGATGTATTGAATGTAAGAGATCCTAATCAGACTAGGTCATATTTACTTCAAGACGCCCAAAGTTATGTACACTATCTACAAAACGAATTAGATGAAACACACCGGTTGCCGGATTTGATAAACTACATTAAAGAATTAGAATCTGTTAGGAACAACTGTATTTTAGATTATTTGCCAGAATATGAAAACTTTTTACGATCTGCAGGATATTAAAACTGATATCACTGTAATTATTAAACTAAGTCCAATTTGTGACAACGGTAATCCTTTGACTAAAGTTTGTGTAAACAATCGCGTACTGCACAACGATATTTTGTCAAATAAAATAGCAGTAACCGATACAATCAATATCCACAGTCCTGTACATATCAGTGTAACATTGTCAGACAAAATATATAGCAGTGAATTAGAAACTGCATTGATCATAGACAGTATATCCTGTGATGACATAGAACTAATACCAAAGTGCTTGCACACTGTTGTTTACAACAATGATCACAACCAGTCTGGCACTACAAATTATTTAGGATACAACGGAACTTGGTCATTGGATATACCCATACCGTTTTATCACTGGTATCATCAACTATCTGGTCACGGATTGTTGATTTACCCAAATACAAAAAAACCACAAAATCACACTAAAAGATATTGACCTGCTAAATACATTATCATATACTGTTATCAGTATGCGATTTAGGCACATACTAAAACTTAAACATAGGCTAATAATAGGCACATAGGAGAAAACACAATGGCATCTTTAGCAGAAATCCGTGCAAAACTTAAAGCACAAGAATCACGTTCAGAACGTAGCGGCGGCGACAACGCAATTTTCCCACATTGGAATATCCCAGAAGGCAGCACTTCAGTAGTGCGGTTCTTACCTGATGGTGATCCTAACAACACATTCTTTTGGGCAGAAAGACTTATGATTCGTTTGCCGTTCAATGGCGTCAAAGGCGACATGAACAGCAAGCCTGTTGTGGTGCAGGTCCCATGTGTAGAAATGTGGAATGAGACCTGTCCAATCTTGACTGAAGTTCGCACCTGGTTTAAAGATAGTTCACTAGAAGAAATGGGTCGCAAGTATTGGAAAAAGCGTAGTTATATTTTCCAAGGCTTTGTGAATGAAAACTCACTTCAAGAAGATAACACACCTGAGAATCCAATTCGCAGATTTGTTATTTCACCAAGCATCTTTACACTGATCAAAGATGCACTGATGGATCCAGACATCCAAGAACTCCCTACTGATTATGATGCAGGACTGGATTTCCGTATCACTAAAACAACCAAAGGTCAATATGCTGACTACAGCACATCAAAGTGGGCTCGCAAAGAAAGTGCGCTCTCTGAAGTACAACGTGCGGCTATTGAAACACATGGTTTACACACCTTGTCAGACTACTTGCCCAAGCGTCCAACTGAAGTTGAGATCAATGTTCTCAAAGAGATGTTTGAAGCAAGTGTGGATGGACAAGCATACGACGTTGAGCGTTTTGGACAATACTATCGTCCATATGGTGTAGATGCTCCTGCAGGTACAGCACAGTCCCCGGCTGCTCCTGCTCCAGCAGCACCTACTCCAACACCAACCACAGAAGCAGCACCTGCAGCAACAGTTCCATTTGAGACAGCACCTGCAGCACCTGCTCCTACAGCAGAACCAACTCCTGCACCGGTACCAACTCCAGCAGTGGAAGAAGGTAGTAAAAGTGCAGAAGACATTCTAGCAATGATCAGAAGTCGTCAATCTTCATAAGGTATCTGCAGAGGGCGGCCTAAGTGTCGCCCTCCATTCTCTCAACAAAGGAAGGTAATCACATGGCAAAACCGTTTGACGTAAGTAAATTTAGAAAAGACATAACAAAAAGCATTGATGGACTAAGCATTGGCTTTCATGATCCCACAGACTGGGTTAGCACAGGCAGTTATGCACTTAACTGGCTCATAAGTGGTGACTTTTACAAAGGCGTGCCTATGGGCAAAGTCACAGTGTTTGCTGGTGAATCTGGTGCAGGTAAAAGTTATTTTGCAAGTGGAAACATTATTAAAGCAGCACAAGATCAAGGCATCTTTGTTGTAGTAATTGACAGTGAGAACGCACTGGATGAAAGTTGGCTGAAAGCACTGGGTGTGGACACAGACGAAAGCAAACTGCTTAAACTAAGCATGAGCATGATTGATGATGTTGCTAAAACATTCAGCACATTTATGGCAGACTACAAAGCAATGGCAGAAGAAGAACGTCCAAAGGTACTGTTTGTACTTGATAGTTTGGGCATGATGATGACACCCACAGATGTTGACCAGTTTAACAAGGGTGACATGAAAGGCGACATGGGTCGTAAGCCCAAAGCACTGACTAGTCTTGTGCGCAATACAGTTAACATGATTGGCAGTTACAATGTGGGCATGGTGTGTACCAACCACACATATGCAAGTCAGGACATGTTTGATCCAGATGACAAGATCAGTGGTGGACAGGGCTTTATCTACGCAAGTAGTATTGTTATTGCAATGCGTAAACTAAAACTCAAAGAAGATGAAGCAGGCAACAAAGTAAGTGATGTGCGTGGTATTCGTGCTGCATGTAAAGTTATGAAAACACGTTATGCAAAACCATTTGAAGCAGTGCAAGTTAAGATTCCATATGAAACAGGCATGGATCCATACAGTGGACTTATAGACTTGTTTGAGAAACAAGAATTACTTGTAAAACAAGGCAACAGACTCAAGTATATCACAGCCGCGGGCGAAGAAATGATTGAGTTTCGCAAGCAATGGACTGGTGAAAAACTTGAAGTTATTATGAAAGATATCTCTGAAGGAAAGGTAAATACCGAGCCAACAGCAGAACTAGAGTCAGAAGAGATTGTAGAAGCAGCAGTTGAAGCAGACAACGGAGAAGAATAATAATGGAAGAAAAAGACTTGATTGTCGAGTCTTGGCAAGTTCTTTCTCAGTACATCAAAGATAAACAACAGGCTGCTGATCACTACATCAACAGCCTGATTGACTTGGGTGTTGACGAGCAAGACTTACTAGCACTAGTAGATAACAAATATCTTAAAAATTCCCTAGAAGATCAAGGCATCTTAGAAGATGAATATGAGGAAGAATTTGACTGGGAAGATTAAATTTCCAATTGACACACCCACAGCCTGCAGATGGAAATGGGCCTGGAGTAGTATATACTTGAACAATGGCGAAACCAGCAGTTGTCATCGTGCTAGTGTAAGCACAATTGACGTAAACAATTTTGATACTTTTCACAACACACCAGAAAAAATCAGTGCAAGAAAAACTATGTTGGATGGTAAATGGCCAGCCGGCGGCTGTGAATATTGTGAACGTATAGAAAATGCAGGCGGCACAAGCGATCGGATCTATCAAAGTAGCAAACCAGGCATTCCTCCTGAACTTGCTGAAGATCCAACTGAAACTTCTGTAACACCAGTTGAACTAGAAGTGTTTATCAATAATATTTGTAATCTAAAATGTATATATTGCAAGGGTTCACTGAGTAGTTCAATTGCAGCAGAAGATGCAAAGTTTGATACACAACTTGCCAGTTTTGCTGATAATGCTTATCAAACAGCAAACAACGATGCACTGTTATTTGACAAATTTTTATCATGGTATGATAAAAACGGAAGTAAACTGCAACGTCTAAATATACTAGGCGGAGAACCACTGTATCAGAAAAAATTCTATACACTACTTGACATCATTGAAAAGCAGAGAAACCAGAATCTTGAACTTTCAATCACAACAAATCTAATGACACCACAAGCACATATTGATAAATTCTACGAAATTGGAATGAGAATGCTGCGCAATAACAGTGTAAAACGCATAGACTTGGTGTGTAGTGTAGAAGGACTAGGGCAAGGCCAAGAGTATGTTCGTAATGGTTTTCAAACAGATCAATGGAAACAAAACTTAGAACATTTTTTATACAACAGTGATTTTAACATAATGTTACTAAGCACTGTAAACATATTGGTCATTGATGATATACAAACACTAGCACTACAATGGCTAGAATGGAAAAAACACAAAAATATATTTTGGAGTTTGCATGACGTCATGCCTGAGAGTAGTTGTTTAAATTTAAGTCATTACAACAATGATGTTTACACCGATAAATTACACAAGGTTTTAGATTTGATTGATGATACTGCAAGTTTTGATTTGCTCCTAGGTATTATAAAAAAAGCAAATTCACAACCAAGAGATTTGGAAAAACAAAAGCAACTGTACTTGTTTCTACAAGAAGTAGATAGAAGGCGAAACACCAATTGGAAAGATGCATTTCCGTGGTTGACAAATCAACTAGATAGTGTACTATATAAACATGGCTAATTATTACAGTAAAGTAGTTCAGGACATGTCATACATTCCTGACTTTATAGCACACTTTGAAGCAGAGCTAGAAGAGGCTCGCAAAGAAGTTAGCATTCATGGCATTGTTGAAAAGAACATCAAAATGCTGCCTGCTGTGACAGAAATACGCTTTAATCAATTGCAAGAAGTTGAAGCAGTACTGCAACATCTTAACATACAGTTGCGCAAGATCCGGCGCAAACATTTTGTAAAATATTTGGAAAACTATCCACGTGCTCTTACATCACGTGATGCAGAAAAGTATGTGGATGGTGAAGATGAAGTAGTGGACTTTGAAACCATCATCAACGAAGTTGCACTGTTACGCAATCGTTGGTTGGGTATTATGAAAGGTCTTGACACCAAGCAATGGCAAATGGGCCACATTGTGAAACTGAGAACAGCAGGTATGGAAGATGTCCAAGTCTGATATAGATCCTAACATTGTATATAAACGCATTAACGAACTTTATAAACTTGAACGTAGCATGCTGTCAGGTATACGCAATGGTGTAGTGTCTGCTGATGGCTGGGAACGTTACAGAGATTGTCAACGTTTTTTCCAAAATGCCAAAAAATGTTATGGAGATGCTGCTAACATCTTGCGTGTTATGGAAAACAATCCAAAGTATCACGAAAAGAAACATTTGCCAAAATTAATAAAAGATGGTGATGATGCATTGGAAATAGCCAAAGGTTACAGCATGTTAGGTATACTAAAGTCATAACGTCTGCACTCATAAACTTTACACATCATTATATGCGTAGATAAGTACTTTGTTATATGTTACAAGTTATTCATGCCATGCATCTTTTTGTACCACTAACATTGATCAAAAAAAACTCAACAAGTTTTTAAAATAAACCTTAAGGAAAAATCAAAATGAAGCAACTACTTTCTACTGCTGCCGTTGTGGCAGCACTTTCAACTCCTGCACTTGCTGCTGATGTAACAATCGGCGGTGACTTCGAATGGAGTTTTCAAGACTCAAACGGAACATCAACAACTGCAGTGGATGCAGATTTAAACATCAAACCAAGCATGACACTGGAAAATGGTTACACTGTTAGTGCAGACTTTAACATCAATCAGGATGGTGGTGATGATGGTGGTAATAGCCTAACCATTGCAAAAGACACGTTCTCATTAGACCTAGGTGACACAAGCAGTGCTACTGATGCAATCGACGATGTAACTGATTTTGGTTATGTACTATCAAACGGCTCGCCAAGTACAGATCATGCTGCATTGCTAACATTCTCACCAATTGAAGATTTGAAGTTGCTTGCATCATTTGCCGGCGACAGTAACTATGGCACAACTGCAACTGCAGGTCATGCACTCGGTGCTCAGTATACACTTGGTGGTGTGACACTGGGTGGTGCTAAATTGCAAAGTGATGACAGCACAGAAGAGCAAGTGATGAACGTAAGTGCAGCCTTTGGCGATCTCACACTTGGCTATGAAGTACATACTGCAACAACTGCTGCAGATGTTGACACAGACACAACTACCATTGGCGGTGGTTATAAATTAACCAGCAACACAACATTTCTTGTTGAAGCAATGGAAACAGAATCACAAAGTGTAGTAAGCAGTGACGAAATGACCTATGGTATTCATCACACACTTGCGCCAGGTCTTGTAGCATTTGTTGAAACTACAGATGATGAAAAGACTGCCAGCGAAGAAACAACTGCATTTGGTCTTACAATGAAGTTTTAAAAAATTAGAATAATAAAAAAGCAGCGGCAACGCTGCTTTTTTTATGACTACAGTTTAGATCTAATTCTATTCCACTGAATGTGTATCTCATCAGCAAACCATTCAGTGTATGTCATACGGTTTAACCAGTTGTGTCTATCAGGCTTGCTTAACCACCCACCCATGCTAGTTCCAACATCATATGCTAAACTTGATTCACTTACCACTGCAGGCACACCTTGTATGATGCTGTATATGCCAGCGTTACTGCTATGGCTTACAGTAAATTGTGTGTGCTTTAGCATGTGTTCTAAATCAAAACTGTCATAGGTATGTTGCACATGCTTGGGTGTGTTCCAAGTAACGCTTTGATCGGTATACCATTGCGTATCACATGCCCAGTGCAGTGACTCTCTGTAGCGAGGATGGCTGCGAACAACTATGGGCTTGTCTGTAAACTTGCGTATGTCTAAAATAGTATTACGATAGTAAGTGTCCATGTCGGGCATGTTACGCCACTGTTCACTGTGTCCATGCTGTCCACATATCAGTATATACTCGCCATGTTGCTTCCAAGGCTGTAACACAATACCAAACTTTTTTACTCTGTCGTTGGGCATGTAGGGTTCTACAGCAAAGTCTGCATCTCTGTTGATCCCGTTTATACCCAACTTCCAAGTTGTGTTGCGTAAGAGCCCGCCCACTTCTATCACAATCACTGGCTTGTTGTGTGCTCTGTAATGATCCCAAACACACTTGTTTGCACTCATCTTACCGTGCCACAACACACTCCAGATGAGTGCTGCATCTGCATCCATGTCATTTTCAACAATGTTGTCAGTGCTGCGCATAGCATCCAAAACTTGTGGATACACCATGTCTGCGTTATTTGGCAGGTTATTTGGGAAGTGACTTATCTTCATGGTAAATAGTTATATGCGTACATTATCAGTATTTACCTCCTGGCACCCAGCAGGATACAAGAAATACGGCAAACAGTTTATTAATGGGTATCTCAACTGTTGGCCACAAAATGTTCCTCTCACAATCTATGCAGAGGATCATGAACCAGACACAGGTAATGCTGATAGCATAACTGTGTTAGATCAAGCAAGCACACTGCCAGATCTTAAAGCCTGGCAGCACAGACACAAAGATAATCCACACGCACACGGATACAACAAAGACAAGAGTAAAAAAAGTTTTTTGTGGGATGCTAGTAGATTTGCAAACAAAACATTTGCACTGTGGCATTTTGCAGAGAACTGTGGCACTGACATTTTCATGTGGTGTGATGGAGATGTGAGAACACACACTGCTATGCCCGTAGAGTTTTTGCATGAGATTGCACCCAATGAAAATCAACTTGCCACATACTTGGGTCGCAAGACTTGGCCTGAATGTGGTTGGATGATGTTTAATCGCAACCATCCTGAATTTAAACAGCTCATGGAACAGTGGCGTTGGATTTATGAAAGTGATGACATCTTTGAGCATGAAGAATCACATGACAGTTTTATATTTGGTGAACTGGTAGAAGACTTCAAAAGCATGGGTGTACAGTTTAATGATCTGGGCAGTCCCAGTAGTAGTGGACATATCTTTATCAACAGTGTGTTGGGACAATACATGGACCATCTCAAAGGATTCCGCAAAGAAGTGGGCAAGAGTTTAAAAGGCGATTTGCAAGGCAGCAAATTGCACTTTGAAAACAATGCATGGTGGCAAAATGTTAGAGATGTAACCAAAGCACAAATTCGTGAAGAGAAGATGAAAAATCCACATGAGTATGATGCAACACAACAGCAAAAAAGCAAGGGGATAAAATGAGTAATCTAAGTGTATTACAAAACATAACAGAAGTGCGCAGTGATCCGTATCCATATGTGTGCGTAGAAGGCGCAATGCCTGATAGATTTTACAAAGAACTAGAAGCAACATTTCCAGAGGATATGATTGTTAACAACACACAGCCACATGATGGCGGTATTTGCTATCGCTTTAAATGTAAAGAGGCACAGATGTGGGAACCGCCTGCTATTTGGCAAGACTTTTTTAGATATCATTCAAGCCCAGAATACTTTCGTGCATGTGCAGAATTATTTGCACCGCATATTGTTCAAGCATATGGTGAAGAGTTTTATGAAAATTTAAAAACTAAGCCAGTTAGTGTGCGTGATGTTGACGCAAGTGGACACTATGTTACTGACTGTCAGTTTGTTGTACATGAACCTGTGGATCAAACAGGCACAAGTCGCACTCCACATGTTGATAATCCTGTTGAGATTTATG